GATTATCAAGCCGCTGACAATACATATGTGCAAAATCAAGCATCGTTTACTGATGGGCGTACTCGTGGAATGACGAAAGCCAAAGTGGACCATGTAATTCTCAAGATGCAAGACCGTATAGACAATATGACTCGCAACGCTTGGCGACCTTATTTGGTTTCAGCCGAGTATATCAACTTCGATACCTACAAGCCATACCGACGACGATATTATACTGATTATGTCGGCACTGCACCCCTGCTTTTTAGGAATATCCAGCAAATCCTTCGCCTTGAATTATGGCAGGGTGATGATTACCGTGAAATTGGTGCGGCAGAAGTCCGTGTCAAGTTCGACGATGTTTCCGACCTTGCTTCGGCGGCTGTTTACATGTCACCCGGTAATGGTAGTGTGGCTACTCTTGCTCAAGGAACAGGTACAGGGCAGTGGCGAGATGACTTTGATGCTTCTACAGTGGCCCAAAACTTTGCTGACCTTGTAAACAAAGAAGACAGAGTAAGTAAAGCGGCTGTAGAGTTTTCACCTACTTTTACACTTGAAGGTTCAACATCAAATGTTGCATTGCATAACGAGTTTTACGCTACTGCGAATGCTGATTACGGAACAGGTGTTGTCAAAGTTACAAGTATGCGTGGTGTAAAAAGCGGTGAAGTATGCAGTATCGTTACTACATCATCAAACATTGAGATAGACCAAACGCAAACCAACAGCACTACTTTTTCAAGTCTTGATTCTACCACAGTCAATGTAGCATCAACCACAGGATTCGTAAACGCTGGTGTGGCTATTGATGCCAGCGGTGATGTATTCCGATACACTGGTAAAACCGCTACATCGTTTACTGGATGCGTAGCGGTCACAGGTAGTTTGGGTGCAATTACAGGGGCTATCACTCAACAATCTCTTTTGGTTGACCTACAAGGCGGCTCAAGCAGTGGAGACAGCGCACGACTTCGTGATTGGTGGATGGACCATGAAGTGGGTATTATTTACTTCAACAACTCATATCCGTTTTTTGAATGGAATGCAATTAAAGTGTCTTACATTTACGGTGAAAGATATTTAGAAAAGGCTATTGAAGATATTTGCACCAAGATGGTAGCAATTGAATTACTCATGTCCGATGACCGTTCAGTGCTTATTCCCGAAGGAACTCAAAACATTGACCTTGCCAGCAAGGTGCAACTCTACCAAGCCGAGATTGACCGAACTCTACCAAAGTATGTTGAAATGGTGGTCTTTGAATGAGCGTGAGAGAGTTCACCAAAGCCGGAGACAACTTTCACACTCAACTTACTGAAATGTATGTCAAAGACAAGCAATTGCAACAACAAATGCGAGAAGAGTTTACTCAAGAACCCGAAGACTTTCGTGAACGAATGATGGACATAGAGGCTACTGCTCACGGATTACGCAAAACCGAGCGTGGTTACTTTAACACTTCAAGTAAAAAACAAGCCACTGATGAAGAGATGGAGAAACTCTTGAAAGCCACCGATGATGCAATGCTACGCATGAATCCTAAGATGGCGGAAAATAACCTTCAATTTAAGGATGGTTTTATTATTCCTTTACACTTCAAAGAACTTAGCGACAAAATAGAAGGTGGTATCTAATGGTAGCGACATGGACTGAATCACTTGATGTTGTCATAGGTTTATTTCAAACTGAATGGAATAGGGCGAACACCAGCAATATACGCCCGATTGTTCTTGACATTGCAGACACTTCGCCGGAAAGAGGAAAGCGGCTTGACCTTCAACGGCATGATTATGTCCTGTGCTACGAGACAGCACATAACGAAGAAGCACCCGAATTATTCTACGATTTCGTCACTTCTCGTATCAATATCACCGTTGACATGCGAACAATTAAGGGTAGGAAGCATCTGCAAGCACTTGAGAACGAAGTGCGTAGGGTAGTTCATAGTAAACGAAAGGGGGATGGAGTAAGTTTTGACCGTTTAGTTTTCAAGACCCGCACCGACCTTTCCGACCGTAGCAAACAATTATTCCGCATGACATTCCAAATAGAAGTAGTAATTCTCGCAGAAGCAATACCATGAGTTGATTAAGATGCCAAGCACAGTGTATAAGGGAGATTTAGCAGAAGTATCATTTGCACCGGAAACGGGTATGGTAATTAGAATCGGTACTGCTTCTTCTGCTGATGTAGGATTAACTCTCGCAACAAGCGGTAACATTACTACTTTAACATTCAAATTAGAAGTAAACAATGTTTTATTTGATAGTAACCATAAATTAAACTACCCAAAGAACATGTTAGTTGGCTCTCAAATGGTTTGGACTACTGCTGGCGGAACTGGTGCTGATGATGTTGTATCGGGTGATTTAGCAAGTAATGGGCGTATTTTTACTATTGTTGAAAATGATGGTGCTACTCTAAAAATTACACCCGCTATGCTTACACCCGCTATGGCAACTATGGGGCCGGGTAATACATTTGAAATCCTACCTTACAAAACTCCGCCAATGGATATATCCATGACACACACACTACCTACAGATTCTAATGTAGGTGAAAGAGTCAAAACAGACCAGTTCTTGGGTATTGCTACGGCTCTTACTCTACCGGAAACTAAAGTAGATTTGAAGCGATACCATGTTGTAGGGCTTGGTCGAGATGTAAGTGTACAAGTTCCCGGCAAACTTACCAATGAAGGCGGCTCATTTGAAGTCGCTATGCATTCGGCTCGTTGGCTCAAATACTGTCTTGGTAATGAATTGATTTTATCACCCGATAGCGGTACTCTTGGTACTCAACTTGCCAGCGCATCACTCGCAGGTCAATCATATCTCGACTTAGATGAAACTACCATTAGCGGTGTTCCTATCGCTGTTGGAGATTACTTGGAGATTCGTGATGATGCACCTCTCGTTCCTATTGTAAGCGACCATGAACCCGATGCAGACTCATCATCAGCATGGGCGGGAAATATGACTGATTTTTTGTTTGACAACGCTAAACCACACGAAGTGCGCCGTGTTATCGCAATATCCGAACACGCAAGTGATTTTAGGGTATATTTGGATGAACCTTTGGCTTACCCACACTTGGTTAATACAGATGTAGAACTTCGTGACCCCGGCACTACCGCTTCTTTACCTGTTATAGTAACATCAGCAGGTGTAATCACCAACCCAGTTAAAAGGCTTTTGTTTTCCCGAAGTTCTCAACCTTCATTTGCTCTTGAAGTATCTCAACGACGACGAGATATGGACACTGATGAATCAACGATAGATGGTGGAGTTGGAGATACAAAGGAGTTGACTCGTGTATTCCGTGGCTGTAAGGTCACAGACTGGACTATGACAACTGACAACGATGCGGCACTACGCCTTTCAGTCAATTTCAATGCGGCTCTATGTTACACCGATACCGGTCGTTTAGAAGGAACTAATTCACGATACGCCTCTCACCGTATGTTTGATGACACCGCTAATACAGCACAGAAACGCATTGAATCCGGTATTGCACTGGGAACACAGAAACCGTTTATGTTTTACAACGGTAGTATCACATTGGCTGGACAACAAGTTGCTCAAGTCATGAACTTTTCATTAACCGGACAAACAGGTATGCAAGCATTCCATACTATTAACGGTCATTATCAATCAAGTTCCGCTTCTACCGACCAAGTACCATTTGCTGGTGCAAGAAACGCTAATCTCATGATTGAAGGTCAAACATCGTATGAAATGACAATGGAGATTGCAGTTGATGACCCGCTTTTCTATCATAAAATGCGTACAGGAACCGAGTTTAGTGTTAATGGTGAAGGTGATTCAACAACCAATCAAATCCGTATTATATTTGAAAAGAACCTTACTGGTGAAAAAATGGTGTTATTGATTGATGATTACTACATTATCGAAGCACCGTTACAAATCCCCGAAGACAAAGGTGTAGTAAAATCCACATTGAAAATTATGCCAAAGTCTATCAAAGTCTTAGCAACTGACGCAGTGCCAAAGTATTGAGGTGAAATATATGAAACAATCACTACAAAAATACAGTCGCCTCGGACCAGTTGGGTATGCCAAGTGGGTGTGTCAAGCAAATGGTGTAGAGTTTAGTGATGATATGCTTGAACTGATAGATAACCATGCTATCCACGCACATGTCGCTGACATGCTCAACAATCCTGTTGAAGTGGTTGAAGAAGAAATTAACCCACTGGTGCAAGAAGAAGTACCATCCCCCTTCGTCGTTGACGAAGTACAATACGATTCCCTTACTGTCGCTGAATTGCGAGAACTATGTAAAGAACGAGGCTTGCCCGTTTCCGGTACAAAAGCCGAGATAGTTCTGCGACTCAACCAAGACGACGAGGGTGTGACTGACGGCCCTACCGAAGAGGTAGCCCCCGAAGAAACGCCGGATGCCCCCACCGAAGAGGTGGCCGCACCCATTGGAAGTGAAATAGATGAGCAAACAACAAGTAGTGATGAACAAGAGCCTATTATTGAAGAATGACGATGTTACCAAGCATAAGATTCGGGTTGACCCCGATGACGAAAGTGCTATCATCGAAGTTTGGGTTCGTGAAATATCATTCCTTGACATTCAAGCCGCCGCCCAAGAAATGTTCCTTGTATCAAACGGCGATGTAGCATTGAACTTGAAAGGCTACTGGCAATTCGCATTCACCCATTGGGTCACTAAAACAAATCCATCCTTGACTACAGAAGAAATGCTGTCTCTCAAGGGCTATGTCGGTGAGCAACTCTCCAAAGTGCTACCGCAACCTAATGAGATGGCGGAGGCTTTGCAAGGGGGGTTTACGAAGCCGACCGAGTGAGGGTCGAGAAGTTTCTTCGTAAAGATAAAATTGACAGTGAAAGTGATTTAACAACTCAAGTAGAACTTTGGGCCTATACAATCGCTAAACATTACTCAATATCTTTGCTTGAAGTTTACTCAATGCCCCCTCGGTTATTCAAGCAATCACTCGTTTGGGCGATGGTTGCGACCGAAGAAGAGAAAAAGCAAACCGAACATAGCAAACAACAGGCGAAGGCAGGTGACAGGGAGATGGTAAGTTTGGATTACTCGTTTTTAGATTGGGAGGGTACTGAATGACACTCTTAGCCACACTCGCCTCCATGTCAACAATGGTAAACAGTATTGGACCAGCGTTCAAAGGTATAGGCCAAATTGCAAAGAAAATGTTTAGCGACCTCAAAACATTCGTTAGTGATAAGTTTTTCAAACCAATTCAAGAAAAACTTGATGAATTAGGGGAGTGGTGGGAAGGATTTAAGACAAGTGCGGCAGATGTATGGCAATCAATACAGCAGTTTGCAGTTGATAATTTTTTTACACCAATCGGTGATTTACTAAAGTTTATTGGTACAGGATTTTTTGATTTCGGTAAAGGTGTATTTGAGGTCTTTACAGACATATGGAACTTTGTAAATGATAATTTTTTCAGTCCTATTGGTGACGCCATATTATTTATTGGTACAGCGTTTTTTGATTTTGGTAAAGGTGTTTTTGATGTTTTCAAAGCCATGTGGGATTTTGCTGACTTTGTTTTTATTACACCAATATCAAAAGGAATATCATTTCTTATTGATTTAGTAGGTAATATTTGGGATTCATTACCTTCTTTACCGGAGATATTTTCTTTGAAATATTGGATTGGGCTTGGTTTAGCAATCGGCACTTCAATTTTTGATGCCTTGAACGGTGTTGGTGATTTATTAGGTGATATTTTTAGTATGGAAAACTTAAGTGATACTTTGGGTGGTGTAACTACTTTCTTGGGAGAGGCATTTAAGTTGGCTATCGAGCCGTTTAGAATAGGTATAAACAGTTTACTTATTGATGTAATCAACGGTATAACTGGGTATCAATTACCTATTATTGGGGAGAGTCTTCGTTCAATTACAGGTTTTGGTGAAATCCCTCATCTCGCTAAAGGTGGTATCGTCAACAAGCCTACACTCGCTATGATTGGTGAGGATGGGCCGGAGGCGGTCGTTCCCCTAAGCCAACGCAACAACCCCAGTGGTGCTGGCATGGGCGGCGGTACATACAACATCACCGTCAATGCCGGAGGTATTACAGACCGCACAGACAAACGAGCATTAGCAAGGGAGATTGGTAACATGATTCAACAAGAACTCGCTCGCAGTATCGGCGGCTCAACCATGCGAGGGCGGTACTGATGGCGGTAAATATCCCTATTCGATTGGTGCGTAAAGACGGTGGTTTGATACCGTTGAATGTAACTACTCTTACATTGGATGTTGACCGTAGTATCAACCCACATACCATTCCCTTTGCTGGTGGTGAAAGGTTTGCTTTTGATTTAAATATGGCAAAGGCTGTTATTCTTTTAGAAGGTATCATTACTGATGATGACTTAGTAAGTATAGAACTTGGTAAAGGTGCAACCGCTTCTATTGATTTTTCAAGAGTAAGAGATTATGCTAACAGAACTTTCGCCTATGTAAGTAGCACATTGCAAGCATTAACCGATGAAATGACTAATGATAGTTTCGACCATGTAGAAACTCCCCAACTCACAATTACCGCAAAAGATGGTGAAACATTTGTAATACATTTAATTAAGTCATCTACTGCTCATGGATATAACTTAGGGAGTAGTGGTAAATATCACATTGCCATCCATGACACCACTGATTTAAACACGGCTACTGAAATTGCTACTAATTTACGAGATTTACTTAACAGTAGTGCAGGGCCAAGTAGTAACACTTTGAGTAGCAGATTTACGGCTTCACTTGCTACTTCGACAGTAAGCCATGAAGCAGATACTACTGTTATTATATCTCTCGACACAGTAGGAGATACAAACAATAACAATACACCTTCATGGAAAGAAACGGGGCGTTACCCTCCTATCACTACGCATTTTGTAGGAGGGGTGGATTCTGCATCTCAATTTAACAGTATGAGTGCTGGTGATAAGGTAATGTTCCTTTATGCCACGCTTAACAATTCTAATGACGGTGGCTCTATCGTACCTTTAGTAACTGCCGCCCAAAGAGTATTTACTGGTAATAATTTAAACAAAAAATACGGTGATTACATAAAAGGTATTCAAATACCGTTCAATTCTTCTGTTAATAATAGCGGTGGTGACAAATATGTTGCTAAAAACTTTTTTATGCCTACTGGCCCCTTACACGATACTGATTCAAAACACCCCAGTCAAGCCGAAGATGCTTCTACTGAAGTACTAAATCCAAACGCTACTGGTGATAAAGCGTTCATTAAAGGCACAGTAACTAAAGCCACCTTTGTTCAATTAGGTGGTGAACCTATTTATCAATTTAATATTCAATTTGTTCCTGTAGAACATATCATATGAGGTGTATTTATGGTAGGAATAGGCAGAACAAGCAATGCTTTCTTTTTTGACGGTGTTACTGATTCTATCCTTATCCCTCAAGGTAACTTTACCAGCGTAGGACCAGCACGAGATATTCTCGGTAAAACTGGTAAAGGTAGTGATGAGTTTACAAATATCAATTCTATGATAAATGGTGGTTTTGCCATTGAAGCATGGGTTATCCCCGATTGCGGTGGAGTAGTTGCACATCGAGATGGACAATTTACACTTGAGTTTGGAACGGTAGATACGCCCGGACCCGCAAAGTTTACTGTTCAATTATCATCATCAAGTGGTACAATACCTATAGTGTTAAGCACTGCTACAGCAACATCTACTCGATGGGATGGTGTGGTATATCCACCGCAAGAAGTTGGGGGCATACACGATACCTACAACCGTTATTTAGAAGGCAGTAGTGCATTACATAACGATGCTACAAATCTTAATTTTAAACATCGAGGTTTGTATCATATCGTTGCTGGCGTAACAAGAGGTTCTGTATTTTTATATGTTAATGGGTTAATTGTTGCCAGTCAAAAAATTAGTAATAACACGGTAATAGCAGATTCAACAGACCATGTTTACATTGGCGGTAAAGGTGGAGAGTTTAGAGGGGCTATCGAGGCTATTCACTTTAACAGTGATTTTGATTCTAATATGGCTGTAGCCACTGTTCCAGTCAACAGTGTTGAGACAACCGGTATGTATCGCTTTGAAGAACCGCTGGACATTGTAGAAGAGTCGTACGATTTTAACGCATTTACAGTCGCCGCTAATGGAACTACTACAACAATCACAGTTGCCGCCGCTGATGCTCAAGCCCTTATCGCTCGCTTGACTGGTAAGGCATATGACAGTAGTAGCCCCACTACAACATTCACAGCCACTCCATACAGTATGGGTAATTACAAAGTCAATGATTTTGTTTCTACACCCGGCACAGAAGCGACACTTGCCATACCCCATACACCGTATAACATACTTATCAATCCCGGCTCTATTAACCGGAATACAGAAAAACCAAACGCTTCTCCGCCGGAAAGAGCAAGAATAGAGTCAATAAATGGCTCTACTGGGGTAATTACAGTAAGTAGTATTCACATTGATTTTATCCTCGGCACTGGTGGTAAGCGTGGTCTTCTTCATTCTCGTACTGCTGATGTTGACAATTATTTTGTTGTAGTGAATGCTGACTTATTGATTGATAACGGAACAGGTAAACCATATCAACCGCCCCATTATGGTAGTCAAATCTTTGATAAAACAGGTCAAATGGTGCTTGATGAGAGTGATTTTGCTCAACACGGCTTGGTGTATTCAACACAGATGGCTACTACTGATAATTCACCAAACAATCCTTTTGCTGTTACTTGGCCCGCTACTCTCGATGCTCTTTACCAAGTCGGACACAGCGGGCGACACAGGTATTCGCATGTCACAGGACACGAATATATGCGTCGTTATCCTAAACCAGCATACCTTTCAGTGGACCAAATGATGGATGGTTCGGCTGATGTTGTTGAAATGGCATATGACAGTAACACCAAAGGTATTTCAAATCTCTTTAGCATGAATGCCCTGTCCGATTTTTATGAAGAAAGTACACAAGTTACAATGGCTAATTTTATCAATTCTACCACTGCTACTTTTGTAGTCTCAAACGGATTGCCCGAAAGTAAAGAACAAGCAATTGCTATTGGTGGAACAAACTTTGACTACCGCCCGTTCATGCTAAAAGGACCAGTACCGGAGTTTGGTGACATCAATGAAGATACCCGCTTGTATCATTTACGACCGGAAAGTGTAAGCCGTATCGCTTTACTCAAAGTTCCTACTCTTCAAAGCACACATAACCTTGCACCGTATGTTGAAATACACTACAATGCAATTGATTTGACAGGGGCGAGTATGAGTAAAACTACACCCTGTTTGATGATAGAAAAGACTGTACCGAGTGGTAATTTTGTCCTTACAGGCACGACTACGGTACTTGATGTCATTGAAGCAGACTTGGCTGATGCGACAAAAGACACTACACTGTTCGCACCCGGTGGTGTTATTATGGTAGGTAATGCCTATACATCAACTACATTGCATTTGGAAACACCGCATTCGTTGGTTGGTGACAATACCGGAGGATTTGAACTTGACAGTGAATTAGATTTTAGCCGTTGTCCTGTAAATTATACTCCACCAAACGATGCAACAGCAGAAGGTAACACAACACCTCAACACCTTACAGCATCACATAATAACGGTGTGCATGATTCAGCATATCATAAATTATGTATTGAACCCCTTAGTAGTAATACAGTAAAAAAGATGACTGAAAAAGGCATACAATTTATCAAACCTGCGGCTGTCACTAATTCTGGTACAGGTGTTTTTGACGAAGGTTCGACAAACGATGCCACTAATAATTTTGAAATGTTTGATATTATAGATAACAGACAAGCGAATACACATGAGTATTCTGCTGTTATTTATGCTCAACCATCCGATAGAACACGAACAAATCAGTTGTCTAAAATGCGTACAAATCTTACAGAAGGTAATTCACCAAGTATTGCATCACTGTTATATTTAATGAGTCGCACTCGCATTCGCTCGGTAAGAGAAGACGAAGACCCCGAAAGCAATGAAAAAATTGTCACAGTATTGGCAACGGGTATTGCAGAAGGACTCGCTAATCAAAATGTCAACATCACTGGTAGCGGCTCACCGGATTCGCACATCGTCAAAGAGATTGAGCCAAACGCCCCTGTTGTCACTGTCACACTTGGCGGGCCGGGGCAAGGTGCGATTAACACCAAACCTACCAATGACCCAAGCCCGTTGATGCGATTACCCGGTTCAACCCGCCGTAGTTGCGCTGTACAGTCTGTAAATGTCAATACCGACATTGATAGGCAATACATGTCTGTTCAACCCCTCAATAACTTGTCAACAGACATGGCATCATGGGGAACATATTGTTTTCCTAAAGTCGGTCGTATTTACCTTGAAGATGGTGCAAGTGCCGCTTACAGTTCAAAAACTGGTGCTGGTTTTAATTTTACTGTAGATACAAGCGCATTAGATATTATTACTCAAAGGTCATTTATAGACGCTGATGGTGTAGCATATGCTACTTTTCATGAATGGTTAAACGCCACTGGTTTACTTTCCAATTCCACACCGAATGAATATAGTCTTGTAGCAACCATATACAACGACCCTCATTTTGGTGACGATAACCTTTGCGAAGACGGTAGCACAGTTAATGACCGATTGTTTCAAAGTATGGACACGGTAAACCACGATTACCAACTCGGTACGCAATATGCCAGCACTCGTGCAATGGTAGAGATACCATTTTTCCCAAAACAATTTTTCGACCACGCACCAAGTGGTATTTTTCCCGGCCCCGACAACAGTATGAAAGTTCATCTTGATGCTACATACACAGCCCATTCATGGAATCCCACTCCTGTCGGTCGGCGGGCAAACGATGTTGCTGTAAGCGACCGCAATGCTCATTCAGCGTATGGATTTAATGCCAACAGTGATGAACACATTTCATCGGCTACCATTACTCAAATTAAAGTAAGTTCTAATTTTACTGACATATATGTTTCACACCCAAAGATATTCCCAACTGCCGAATCAGCGGCCAATGAGCATCGAAACATGAAAGATGTAGTGCGCTATCGTCGTGTTTTCTTGTCAAACAATCAATGGGGTATTTACCAAAACGACCCTGCTACAGACGGCTATATTCGTATTCCAACAAATGTATCGGGTGGGTTTACTGGTGGTTTTTCGGAGGACTTCTTTACAGATGCAAGTATAGGTGACTTACTGTATGTAGCCGGTGGCTATCGAAACGAAACACTGATGCCTATTGCATCGGATGAAACTACCCCATCATCCGACTTGGAAAATCGCTCACCGTATTACTATGATAATGCGAATATGCAAACTCAAGGCGGCAACCTCGATTACGGATTGCGTCAATATGTAAGCGCAGTTGAGTTCAAAGAAGGCCCGCTTACCAATCCCCACGCCCCTCGCATACAATCAAAGACGGCTACTGCTACTATCATAGATGTAGCGACATTATTTAGTTTAGTCTTTATCACATTAGACGATGCTTCGGCTTTTCCCGAAGGTCCAATTCTTGATGCTGTAATGAACGGCGATACCGCCGCTGTTTCCGCTGGTGATACCATCTATGCCATAGAAGTTCTTGATGATGAGCCATTTGAAATGTATTATTTTGGCAGTATTACTCTTGATGACCCGAATAAAGTGTTGTGCATAAATGCCAGTAATAACGATTTAAGTAATTTAACAGGTAAAAAAATAAGAATTAAAAGTGCAGGTCACGCTGTTATGGGTATTACAGACCCGCAAAATGCATACACTAATGAAGATATAACAAGTACTTTTAGACCAAGTGTAAGCGGTGAAATATGGACTTACACGGTGGCTGTGGGTGACATTGGTGGTGCAACTACACTTTCAGTAGCACCTACTACTGCTACTCTCATGCCGCAAGCAAATACTGTTGGTATGAACTTAAGACCCGGTGATGACATATACCGTGAAGCGGCTGGTGATGCTACTGAAATAGATTACATCGGTAAAGTTTTGTTTAGCGAATCACCAATTGCTGGTAGTGGACACGCTACAAACACAGTAATTACTCTTGAAACTTTTACACTTACCAGTTCAATTACCGCCTCCGATAAAACGGTCACAGTTCCCGACACTACAAGATTGCGTAAGGGGATGGCTATTACTGGTACAGGTATAGACACTGGTGCTTTTATTGACAGTATCACCAATGCGACTACATTTAAAATGAGTCATAATCCAACAAGTAGTGGTACAACTACCCCGACACTTACCTTTGGTGGTAACGCACACGCTATTTCCAGTGGCGACAAACTCCGTATCAATGCCAGTTCAGTATTAGCAGAAGACCCCGATGCTATCTTAAATCTTGACTGGTTAAACCCTTATGCTCAAGGTGGCCTACGCAATGGTGATACCATATGGATGAACATGACAATGAACAACCCACATGCAGTAGAAGGGTTATTTGCAAAATCTCGTGGCGTATTAAATGACAGTCAAGTATGGACAGGTTTCAATGGCGGTAGAGGTGCATTAGCAAACCGCCCTCGTGATTCTATACCACTTGAAAACTTTTTAATTGGAGATACATGTCTTGAAACAGCAAACAATTTTGTTCAACATGTAAACAAAACGATTGAATTGAATTACGAATCAATGGGGCTGTTATCATCTCAAGCACCCACAGTTGCTTATCTTGACCCTTATCTTGCTAAGAAAGGTCATGCACGAGTATTGATGTTTGATGTAGCACACGACCGTGAGTTCATCGCATTTCATGATTTACACATGCAGGTTCAATCCAGTGCCGCTACACCGCACATTGGGTTTGGTCGGCACATTGTAACTGCGGCAGGTGTAACTAATCTTGATAAGTTTACCATGTCGCAAAATGGTGGTGCGCCACATTACTTTACCACTCAAATAGATGTAGCAAATGGATTCCCAAGCGAAAATCCGTATATTCGTCGCACTCAACAATCAAAGTTTATTGAAAGTGCTTATGTTCATAATATCGGTGGTAATACATCCGAGGACATGATGAGTACAACATCGGAGGGAGAAAACCCTGTATTGACTTACATTACGCAAAATCCCGCTACTGCTGGAACAGGGGCGGCAAATAATAACTCACACTTAATGGGTAAAAATCACGGTCATTATGTACACACCGGTTTAATGCACGAAGGAACAAGTAACTCATTTACAGTTGCAGATAGCACATTACCTCGACTTGAACCGGCAGTTTCTTCTGTATATTGGGCTAATGAGAAACATAAACAATCAATAAAAACAACTGCTATATTATCATCTTTAACTCGTGATTTAAAATTACATCGTAAGAGTCACGGTGTAGCCACTTATTCACTTCGTGATTCCAGTACAATGATGGACACACCCGATGGAACAAGAGCCATCTCCGCATTCCTTTGCTTGAAAGGTATTCGTAATGAAACGCTCACCCTTACAAATCACGAAGAAAGCCGATTGCAATATCTCGACCATTGGAGTAAAATGGACTTCGTGCGCCGACTTACCATTGACTGTGGAGAAGTAGGAATAAAAGAGGGTGTTACGGATATTGAAGCCGCCGCAAGAGAGATTGTTCGTTTAATCAATCAAGGTGGCGCAAAGAAAGGAACTACAAGAAACATTTCGGTTAATCGAAGTCTTACACCCAATTCCGCCATAACAGCAACCAGTAATATACTACCAAGTTTTGATAGATTACAAAACGACGCTATTATGCAAGCGGTAATGACGGGTTCTGTTTACGACCCCGCACCGTGGTGGTTTGCTGATGAAGCATTTGATACTCAAGACCGTGGTACTCACATGGGTTACATGCGAGCGCATTTAGGGCGTGTTGTTGAAGACCTTGATGGTAATACAGGTCATTCAGTTATTATTCACTCTACAATACCGGGTGCAAGCGGTCGTAATTTCTGCACATGGTTGGATAACAGCAAAGGACAATCTCAATACAAACCTCAATTCCTTATCGGTCATGGTGGGCGATTCCGAAACTTTTGGTGTCAACCGGATGAAACAAGCGGTGAAAACATGCACCCTGCACCTATGCCGATTAACAAACACGGCAGACCGTTTGCACCAATTACTACGCTACGAGAATATGTTACGCAAGAAGACGCTGATGATAATTTCTTAAGCAATGGTGACTTTGCTGTAAGAAACAATTATTTATCCAATGCTCAAAAAAGAGGGGTTTCAGCCTTTAATGGTGGTGGTATGATTGCTAATACAATTAACGACGAGTCATTTGAATCGCAAAGTGCATCAAAGACTCTTGTTGAAGGGTTAAGAACTGGAACTCAAGCATTTGGTCGAGTTAATTTTGGTGGCATGGTCGCCAGTGGTATTCCGGGTTTTGCCCCCGATGCGGGTGTATGGGGTCTTGGTGAGCGAGGTAATACTGACTTTGATACTCGATACTCCGATGCTATAACTACTGGTAGCACAGCACCAACGGCAATAACTGATTACTCCGACCATGTTACTGAATCTCAAGTTGAAACAGTGGGTAATGGACAACTTTACGGATTCCAATTTGAAGACCACCGTGGTAATACATACGGTGTAAGATTCATTTACCGTAGAATGGGTGATAACTTTAGCAATGATAATACTGTTTTACCGCCTACTCTTGATAATGAAATATGTGTTTATTTCGATGACCGAGATGTAGGGCAGGGTGGACTTACCATTGGTAATCACATGCTTGGACACGGAGATGCTACCGGTCGTATTGATACAACCGGCCACCTTACAGAAGCATCATACCGTGGTAATCGCTGGAATGGTGTACCTTCACCTTCTGTTGGTATTGATGCGAGTGTTACTCTTGGAAATGGTCTTTTGACAGTTGTATTACACACACCATTCAACGGAACTACAGAAGGACTTTCTATACTTGCTAATCATCCCGACATACTCGGTTATCTTGGATTCCCAAAAACAAATGGCCTTCTCCAAATCAATGATACTTTTACTGGCACTACAGCAAAAGGTATTGTCGGACACACTTTTTCTTACACCCATCGAACAACAAGTATTGCTGGTTTTAGTAGTGATGCAACTTGCGATTACAACGACGACCCTACTATTACAATGGATTCAACGGCAGATTTAGTAGTTGGAATGGGCGTTGTAGGCGTAGGTATTCCCGATGGTGCTACTGTTGCATCAATAACTAATACAACAACATTTGAATTGAGTGTATCAACCACTGGTGGGTCAAAATCAAATCAAATATTGATGTTTACACCGGTACATAGATTTTATGGAATAGTAGGTGACGCATTTACTTCTTCACATTATGTCGCTAATAGGGCTGGAACAACCGAGATACATGATGCCGCAAGAGTTCAACCTCATGCAAGTAACAATACAATGCGTGTTTTACTTTCACCCCGAATTAACTGGACTACACTTGTTACTGATGAATTGATGGCGGCTGTAACAGCGGCGGCGATTAACCATGACAATCCAAGTGCCACTCTTAATTTTGATTGTCGGGGGATGTATGCCGCTGATGGATTCACATTCGGTCAATGGGGTGTAGCCGCTGATGCTATTAAGATACGAGCGCATAACCCGTCAAGAATGACTATGCCTCTTGCAACAATGTTCGAGGCTACATTGCATAAAGACTGGGGCATACACGCCGCCCATCTTGAATATGGAGAATACGACAAACTTCACGAAACTACTGGCGGTTGGTCTATAGTAACAACTGATGCTATTAACAATCCATACAGCGATGCTGAACTTGATGCAAACCGTAGAATGGATGTAGGATATTTACCATACACGGTATTACAACTACAAAGTAAAGGTCGGGGTTATAATGCAAATACAGCCACTCCTTTACTGGTTGATTCAGCCAATACCCCTGTATCGGTTACTTCTTGGCGAAGAAATCTCAAAGGTGAAAATTATACATCTATTACCGGCGACCACATATTACCTTGTTTGAACAACCCAATACTTTTGTTTGAATCATACACACACTCCGGTAATGTTTTCCTCGCAAAAACCAATAAAATAGCACACGCTATGATACCTGCTGGACAAGAAGCAGACACTATAGGGGATGCTGATGATGCTGATACCCATGCTAAAGAAGGTTCATTTGGTGAACTACTTGTATATAGATACCCTACTGATGATGGTATCGGGATTGCCGCATTAGAATCAATTAGAGGTAGCACTTCTCATACTTCTTTGACAAATGCATTTGGTAATGGACATGGGCGATGGAAAACTCACTTTTATCAAGATATAGGTGATGATTTTATACTTACCCGATTTGCTCAAACCAACCGGTCACTCGGACCCGGTTTTGAGCGTGATGCAATATGCGGGTATCGTTCTCACGGTAGCGTTGATAGTGAACCTATTATCTTCTTGCGTGGTGCAAGAGACAGTATAGACCACAGTGTACCGCTTTACTTTGGCGGTGGGTTCACTGGTGTTACACTTGACATCAACGATGGAACGCAAAACGATTACTCATCATTCTACACCCACCCCTACTCCGGTGGGCCAACAGGAACAGCGGGTATTCAAAACGCCAATGAAATTAGCGGGTCATTCGCTATGGTGGACTGTAATGCACTGCTCGCTTTCTTCCCCGGCACAGCCCTTCTCAATCAACACCGAGGGTCAATCAACAGCCCAGTGTCGAACAAAGACAGCATCCTATCACCCGACCTACGAGGTGGTAATTTAGATGACAACTTCACTTTACTTAATGCGGCGGCGGCTGGCGATGTACGAGCAAGATACGCCGCAGGTATTGTTCGCCAACAGCCTGTACCGTTGGTGCTTCGCTTTGCTCATCCTACCGCCCGCTATCATGACAGCCAACCTATTGTAGATGCTACCTGCGATTATAATAATGACCCAACGATTACAATGGATTCTACAACGCAACTTGTTGTAGGAATGACGGTCACAGGTACAGGTATTCCCGATGGGGCTACAGTATCATCCATTACCAATGCTACCACATTTGAGTTATCGGTTGCTACTACTGGTGGCTCGGTGTCAAACGGAACTTTAACATTTAATTATATTGAAAATAAAACTACTTACCTTGTCTATGGGCCGGGTCAAGCATTCCCATTCACCGAAGACGACAACTCCAATGCGGCTGTCGAACCTCACCCCGGATATGTTGTCACTACCGGTAACACTTGGAGTAAAGTTCCTCACAGTAATTATCTACCAAATGAAATTACCAACAATGATAATTTATACGGCCCGCCCGATTCTACTTACCAAACTGCAAGAAACCGTTACCATTGGCGAACTACGCTTAACTGGTCGCCACCGCAAGGTATTCCCAATGTAGGTTATTTACAGCAACGACCGGAACACGGTTCTCACTATGGCGAAGTCTTTACCAACCCAACAAGTGGTAAAATTACCAGTGATAATAAAGCAGATTATTGGAAAGCCCACCCTTACAAACACTGCGCAGTATCTTATTACGGTATTGCCATGAGTGCAGATATGACATTTCACATGGATGGTGGGTATCATCCCGGTGGTTCATGGCTTGACAACCAAATCTCGTTCAACCCCCCAAATCCAAACAGTAACTATCGTTATGCTTTGGATGCGGGTAATCAAGTCAACGCTACAGCATACCGAGTATCGGGTGTGATGGGTAAGATTATTCTTGAAGGTGCGAACAGCGAAACTGCGCTTAACTTTGACACTGATTATATTGTAGTAGATGGAACACGCTGTCAAAACGGCGAAGAACTGGCGACTATCATCGGTCAAGCAATCAACGAAAATCCCGGTAAAGGTGCGCTTAAGGCAATGGGTGGAACATTCCTACCATCTATGGGTAACTCAATGCGCCAAGACCGATATGGTTGGATTGAAACAGGTAGTTCCGGTAGTATTCTTTATCAAAATATGACTGGCGATTTAGATGTTCGACTACTTGCAGGTACCGCTTTAGATAACTCAAAGGTGTATGTTCAAACAGTTATTGACGGTGCAACTCAAGAAGAATTAGAACAAATACCTATGAGTGGATGGCTTCGTACACCCGATGGTGGGCGAGACCACACAGTAGGCGCAGGGGCCGTTGACCCAAGTTACCATGCTGGTCCTACATGGGGATGTTATCACAGTCGAGAAATATACAATGATAGCGGAACATATCGTGTAAGGTTTTACCTTGCACCAAATCGAATAAGCGGTCAACCTTTACTTGAAGACCGTACTACATGGCATAATAAATGCGAAAGTGCAACTTTAACTTACCCTTCTCCGGGTGCTGTAATTGACCCAAACCCGCCAAGTCAACCCGAACCTATTCAATACCCACCACTCACAAAGTTATTTGTTTGGTCGAAGGCGGGTGTTCATCGCTTTAACAATGAAAACGAAACCCCTCGTAGCCACATGACACAGGCGCACTTTGGTGGATTGGTGGATGCTATTGACCGCACACGCCCTGTAGGGGCTGTAGGATGGGCGGGAGAGCGTTATTCCTACCTCAATTCGCTCAAGGTAGATACAACCGTCTTTACCGACGCTACATGTGATTACAATAACGACCCTACAATTGCAATGGATTCTACCGCAAAACTAAAAATTGGTATGTTGGTAAGTGGAACAGGTATTCCTACGGGTGCTTATGTCCGTAGCATTACCAGTAGCACTGGATTTGAATTATCAGCATCAACAACAGGAGGTTCGGTAACAAATGGCACACTTACCTTTACCACTAATCTTTACGCCGCTGGAAAGGGTGCTTGGCATCCTAAGATGGGCTTTACTCCGTATGGTTCATCAGCCTCATGTATGAGTGTATTAGGACACCTACCAAGTTCCTATCCAATGTATAACAGCCCCGAAGCAAGTCCGAGAGTCAACGGTCAAGAAAGTGTTTCCAATACTTCTTACGATGTTGCGCTTACTACACCTTATACATGGAATATCGGTTTGGCCGGAGGTGCTGGATGGTACGCGGCTTACGACTTTACAGATGTTGAAAGTACAAAAGACATAATGAGTGCAAAACCTCCACACATGCGAGAAACTGACACTGATACTACATTCATACTTAACAAAAAATTACATCACCAGCAAGGAGTATTTAGTCGAGCAATGCTTGTCATCAGTAATGAAAGTGAATTGGCTCTTGTTGCTAAGACTGACCGTGATGGTATCAAAGCAACCGGTGATTGGTTGTCGGTCGTATCGAAAACTCGTGCTGGCATAGCCGCCGCTACTGCTATTACATTCGCTGGTACAACACGATGGGATGAACGATTCCATGATGCTGAACGATACATAGCCCCTGCCAACGCTGGTCCAAATGTCGAAGCGTTAATTGCTACAGGAACGGCCACACCTACTGCTGATGTTCCGTCTGCGGCTTATGTATTACACACAGCATTAACCAGCGACCAAGATACTAATTTGTTTAACGCCGAACCTTGTTTCGCTGAAACAGGAGATTTGTTCTTTGACACTGATATTAGCCCCGGTTCTATCAATCTTGAGGTTGCTACTGCTGTTACTCGTAATATTACAAAAGAACTTGAATTATCAAGCAGTGATGCTGAAATTGATAATTATGATTACACTAATGATGACTTTTGGCTTGGTGACACCAACGGTTACAAGTTATCACAGCGTACACCTGCTCAAAACTTTAGCGTTGAGCATGTAGTTTGGAAACGGATGGATGGTGGCAACCTTAGCCTACCTGCTTCTAATGCACGAGGATTGGGTGCTGTTCCGTTTGTCACTCGTGTAACAGGTAGTAATGCCTACACCACTGGTGAAAAATTATACGGTAACAACCGCTTTACCTTTGAATCAACCAATAGTGCAATGTTCCCGATTATCCAAGCGCAAGAATTGTCGCATCCGCAATTAGCCGCCCGTCACCCCGATTTACTGCGTAATATTCTTGAAATACCAAATGAAGAGATTCAGTTTGAAAGTATTACAGTAATTGATGATACAGGCCAAGAACATAAAATCGAGGGTGGCTCACCATTCGGAACAATTATTCGGGCGTATTCGCAAATACCCGACCGAACAACGCAGGGATTAGCACCAGCAATTGCAGGTAGCGGTGTCACACCGAATATGAAAATACGATTACCCGACCCCGATTCAATACCCGGTAACTTGGTAGTTCGTTCCGGCTTTGACAGACTACAAGCCTATCAAACTGAAACAATGGGTACAGGTGGTATGATGACTAAATCCACCGTAGAACATATGTTCGATAATAGTTTGGTGAGTCCAAACCTCGGCCCTACTTACAGCGACCATAACTGGGAACATCTTTCTCAAAATACACCGTTCCCCGAAAGTAAAATGACAGGCTGGCAAAGTTCCACAGGAAACGCACCTCTTGAAACAGCCTATGAATTACACGACCGTACCTTGTACTTCCATGTAACAAAAATGGGTAACACCAACACTCACAAGCATCCTGTCATTTATTCACATAGTGCTGGTGTAGTTAATCACGAACTTACAGGTGTGTCTTTTAGTGGCACTACTTTAACAGTGAATACAAGTGTAAACTCCGCTGTCTATGATTCTACCTTTGGAAACAAAGAACGAGTAGGAGAGCGCAGATTCCTTCGATTATACAATCCGACTACCGATGAAGGCGGCGTAGCATCCTTTACCGGCATTAGTGGCTCTACATTCACTGGTTGCGTGGGTGATGAAACATTCAACAAACTCGTTCTTAGTAGTATTACAGCACTGAAAGTAGTTCCATCTTATTACATTCCCGCTGGTAGCACCCGATTCTATGGTTCACGCCGTATTAGAGACCATGCAGAAGTGAGTGGTAACAGCCCCGATATGGCCCACACACACTATGTCAATTACTCGGTAACGGGTGAAGAGGCGACTACAGGGTATTCGATATACAGTAAACCGCAACTCACCCCTGCGCCTATACCCCGTATGGGTCATCACTTTGTCAACGCAACAATGGCTATGTTACCCGGACATTGGGCGCACCCTGCTTATCAAGGATTATACGACAAACACCGAGCCTGTCGCTCGGCTACTTTACAATCATTTGAACATGAAGATATGGAAGAAAGAGGTATGAACACTTTAGTTACAAGCCGAGATACTTTCCCTACTTATGACCCGCAATTGGTCTTTGGCTCATTAACTGCTACACCGAGTGGCCCAAGTGATATACACGGCGGTGGATTCTCATTGATGTTTGAAACCAAGTTGCGTAACGATGGTTATGGTGTTCTTGCATCCGAGGGGCAAGCCGGTGTTGTTAATTCAAAGGGTGGACACACCGTTGTTCTTGAAGCCGCAGGTACTTACACATTGAAAGAACACTTCCCCGACCCCGCCGAAGTTGGTGCGTATCAAATTATTATCCAACCTAATATGCACAGTTCACAGTTTATTGGTTATCATGCTAATGGTCCTGCTGATAACAGTGCCACTCCCGATGGTAGTGTAAATGAATTAACAAGTCAACAAGTTGCTCTCGTCGTAGGTATTCGTGAACCCGACAGTGCCACAGGTGCTTACGCTCTCGTATTAGCAAACGCTACGATGGCTGATGTAAGAGGCTGTGAAGTATTCATCAACGAATTGATGATAGACCATGACCCCGATTACGGTAGTCATTTCACCAATATCCCACCGCTGATGTTGTATAATCCATTTGGTGTACAAAGCACAGAATCACCAGCGTTTGTTCGTCGGTCACTACCCTACTTACCAAATATGTTTATTGATTCAACACCCGGATTTACAACCAACATTCCGTGGTGGTCTATCGTACACAAGGTTGCCCCCGATAACGCTGATGCTGACCGCTTCAATCATTTGTCTTGGCATCGGCTTGATAATTACTATGAGTTCTTAAGAGCGAGTAATGGTTCTATTGCATCTCAAATTACACTTGCCGGTTATCCAAGTTTCTATCCCGACTTATACTCCGAGATACTTGAGAATATTAGTCTTACACCTGTGTGTAATGTAGTAAGTGTAGCATCTACAGTTATCACAGTAGATGATGCACGAGGATTCCCTAAGCAACCTTACTATGGTATGGTGCTTGAATACATTGATGCAACAGGAATACGACGAACACATACTTACACTGAACGCAGTAGTTATGATTCAAGTAATATGAATAAACCTAAGCAATTTACTATTGTAGCCAACAGTGACTTTACCAGTAATTTAACTGCTGGAACAGGAATACGCCTAAGTCGAGCGTATGATTTTAGACCAGCAAATACAATTTTAAATGACAGTGAAACAAGTATCATCACCCGAACATTACCTCAAACCTTAGCAGGTAGTCGTGATACCAACAGCCTACACATGGCTGATGCATACCTTTGCCTGTGGCATCCAAATCTCGGTCGCCCTCACACCTTTTACAGCGATGCAAGTCGAACATGGTTGAACCCATTGACTGACCGAGCCATTAACCAAAAGCCACTCAACAGTATGCCGGAACACTTTGAAACGGTTCACTACCATGACGCTACTTACTACGCCAGCATGGGTCCGTTTGCTTTGCGAATGAAGACAGCCATGCCGCCTACCGAAGCGCAATCAACATACTACACTGCTACATCAGCGAGTGTGAGTAGTACAACTGTAACTGCTACAGGTACTATAATGGCCGGATGGCCTACAAGTGGAACAAACACTGTATATGTCAACAGTGGTAGCGAAGAAGAAACTTTTACCTACACAGGTGGTGGTGCTGGCGGTACAACATTAACAGGATGTGTTAATGTTATAGGAACTCCATTGACTACAATGGCGAGTGGTAATCATTCACTGCGCTACTACAAGACCGCTGACCTCGCCGCTGATGGTTCACACACTCGTCAAGTTGTATCTCACACTGGTAATACCATTACAACAAATGGTGGTGAGCCTATCGGAGATGAGGATTACATCTTTGTTGATGGGCGTATGTATCAAGTCAACGGTGCTGTTACAGAAGGAGATACAACTATTGTAGTGTTTGATACTTTACCTACTGAAATTACTGTAGGTTCTATCATTTACACTGGTGCAGACGGCGCACCCGAAACTGCTCAAACAATTGATACCACTATCGGTACAGGGCTTATGCAAGGTGGACAGTCGGACAGCACCAATACAGCCACCAAGAGTATGCTCAATCACTTTTGGCCGAGTGGTAGCCGTGGTGGACCATTGGTAAGCCGTCTTGATGGCTACGCTTATGTTTCATCATCATGGGATTATCCACGAGACTACGGCTTCGATGGGCCTATTTGGTCCGATGCTGACGATGATGGTTCGTATGCTGTAAGTAGCGGTATCAGTAAATCATCATACGATGGTATCAGTAACCCAACACGCCCACGCCCATTCGGTTATCGCTTTGGCCTACGCCAACCATACAACAAGCCGCAGTGGTCCATGTATGGATTGCGAGCATTGCGTGAAACAGCAGTAACAGCCACCAACGCAAGTATAGGTTATACTCATGGCCCATTGGTGCAAACTGAAACTCAAACATCAACATACGCTGGTGGTAGCGGTAGTTCAACCTCCACTTTCCCGAACACCTACACTGGTATTATGGAACGACAAACCAACTTCTCCGGTATGCTTGGTGTTGACAAACCGGAGTGGCAGGTTCGATACAGTGACGGTGTTCGCTATACCCGCCCATTCGGTTGCCCTGTACGCACCCTACGCAACAGTGCTACTGTATTGCGTGACTGGTGGGGCGATGGTAACGGTAAGGGCTTAGATTCAATTGAGGATGCCGCTAAGTATTACATTGTTGATTGGTGGGGTAATACTCGTGGTGAGGATATTCGCCGGTTCCCTGTCCGTTCATTCGGTATTCGCCCATCATGGGATGCAGGTGACGCATACGAATACGACCGACGCAATGACCGTACGCCGTATCAGCGAATACATAACAACGGAAAACACCTTGTCAATTTGAAAGGGCTTACCAATGCGGCAGACTCGGCATTAAGTATTTCAGCAACCGTACCGAGATTTGGTGGTCGTTTAAACAACACTAATAGTAATGATTCAACAACTTTGGTTGATGTATTCATGCCATCAAACGCACAGCGTGTAGGCGACATGGGTAATGGTCGAGGTATTCGATACCCAACTCAATTCAACGAGGATGTCTTAACCGCATTGAGTGAACCAATACACACGACAGGACTTGTTCTCTCTCATCACACCGCCGAGCCAATCCTCAATGATGGATTTATTCGTGCAAGAAACGATACACTGCAAGCCGACGAAGTGCCTCGTGGTATCAGTTCACGCTTGGAGATTGCAGAAGACGGACTACTCAAGCCCGAAGCAGTAGTAAGTGACCGCATGGAAAACATCGTCGGTGATTCACCGCATAAGGATGCAGTGAGTCGCAGTAGTCCTCGTATTGGTCTTGACACCGAGAATCTACAAGGTGTTGACACTAATCAAATCATCATCAACACCGAGGCGCATAGCCTACACACAGACCGCAATGTAGGACAGCGTGTTATATTGCAAGGAGGTTTTACCACCGCTTCGCAAACTATTGGTAACTACGACCTTACCGCACTCAACTTTGGAGGGCAACCTCAAGGTGGCGCAATGCGTATGAGTCACACCTCCAACTTCAACCCGCTTGGTGGAACTTACCTTGCTGAAACCCGTAACTACCTTTCACCGATTGATGACAGTAGTTGGGGAGATATTCCTAAAACCGATATGGAGTTATGGCTAAAAGCCGATAGTCTTGATTTGGCTGATGGTGCGGCTGTAACTTCTTGGGAGGATGTAAGCGGTAACAATAAAGATTTCACACAGGGAACAGTAAGTTCACAGCCGGACTTTGTAGCAAGTGATAGCGATTACAATAACAAACCACTTATTCACTTTGATGGAGATGACGCTTTATCTACTCCTTTCAGTGCTGATTTAAACCCGAATAACTTTACAGTGTTTGTAGTTTCAACTGTTGATTCGGATGACGGTAATTATCACGGAATAATAGACACTACAAACGGTAACACTGGATGGCTTTTGTATGCGAGAATGTCGGGTAGCACCAACTACTGGCAATGGAGAACAGGAACAGGTAGTGGACAGACTATAATATCTGCTGGAAACGATACTGTAGTTCCTAATACTCCTTCGATAGTCACTTTGAAAATGGCTGGTAGTGATGGTGCGGGTGGTGGAACAACTACTCAAACTCTCTATGTAAACGGTGCTTCTGCCGCAACATCAAGTGCGGTGTTTACCAAGAAAACTGCTACTACTGCTACTCCTATATTGGGTGATGTTGGTTCTTTTGAACTGACAGGTCAAATGGCGGAGGTAATTATTTATTCTTCGGCATTAAGTGATACTGACAGACAAAGCGTAGAAGGATATTTAGCCAGTAAATATGGTATCAGTGCATCATCTGTATGGAAAAGTAGCAACCCGTATCTTACTGATACAAATGGTGATACAAGAGGGAATGTTGTTGATAAGACAATCACATACATGATTCGCCCTGTTCGCTTGATGGATAAACAACACATCGAAATGTTCCGTTCCAACCTCAACTTGCACTCATCAGCCCCGCAATACGGTAGTAATTACTTCGGTGCTACCGCTGGTGGTAAATATGGTTTGTATTTGTATGATGTTGACAATGGTAAGGCTACCGCTGGTGCTTATATTCGTGCTTCAAATCCCGATACAAACCCTCCATACATACCCGCTTATTACATGGACATCAGTGCAAGTGACACTGTGCCTATGAGTAAAGGGCCAAAGATTATCGGAACAGGTGATAGCGGCTTTGACAGTAGTAAAATTGACAATGAAGTTACTCGTGTAATTATCAGTGAAAATACTTTGCAACACTACCGTTCCGACGCATCACGCCGTCGTACATCAGTAGAAAACGATGATGCTGTTGTTCGTAAGGATTACAGCGTACAACCACGCTTCTCCCAGTCTCTTCATCCAAAAGGACATAAAGGGGATGTCTCCTACAACTCAACAGACCACAGTGGTGACGGCGCATGATGGAACCAATGAACGAGGCTTGGGCTTTGCTAAAAGCAAAGAAAAAGAGCAAACCGTTTCATGGGTATAATCCCAACAAGCATCATCGAAAAGGGGGCTTGAACGCTAAAGGCCGAGCAAAGGCAAAGCGTGAACAAGGCTCTAATCTCAAACCACCTGTAACTACCAAACCGAGTAAACTCAAGCCCGGTAGTAAGTCTGCAAAGCGACGAAAATCATTCTGCGCCCGCATGACCGGTGTTAAAGGCCCAACCAGTAAAAAAGGTAAATTAACACCGAAAGGGGCTTCTCTTAAACGGTGGAACTGCTGATGGCTGTCATAAAGAATACAGTTGTTGGTCGGTTTAGTACCGACATGGCCGCAGTGATGGACCATGTGCGTAAGCCGGTGTTCGTTGACAACGCCGTTCATCATGCAAAGGTGGACACGAGTACAGGTGTACAGGCGAAAGTTACCATTGAAAATAGTAACGCATCTACTTTCCAAGTCATGCCCGAAACCCGCTATCAAATCGTTGAGGGTGAGTCGTCAATTCAAATCACACATAAAGAAACATCGGGGCATAGTAGCACCGCAGTGCCGTTTTTGGGCGACAATATATTGAGTTCAACCAACAAACCCATGCTTGTTTACAATGCCGACAACCCCGCCCAACGCTTGTCTATCTCAACACTTGAATCCAGCACCGTTGGTATTCTAATGAACCTACAGAACATGAAAGGAAAAACACTTAGTGACCTCGGTTTCTTTGAGCGTGAAGTTAAATTGGGCCAGCCAATTGATGTAGGCTTACGAACAACAGACATGGCTATCCGTTTAGGACAACAGGCTACTACCAGCATGAACAGTTTCAACATTGGTCGAAACATGGGTTCAACCAATAACAATAACGGTCGGAGGTTACACTCAACCCGTTTCCTCGGTCAAGACTTTACAAACATCAATTTGATGACCGCCCTCCGCTTTCTCGGTCGTCATGATAGCCGCATGATTTTGATGGACCGCTTCGGTAACATGCTCTATGTTCCTATCACATTCAGCGAGGCAACTCGCACCGTTGACGCTAATCTACGCTTTGGCTCTAAAACCAATGACCCTGTAGATAACACACCTAATCGGGTTACTGTACAAGGTCAACCAATGGCATTGAATGATTTGGTTATTGTTACCGTTGATGACACCGAAAGACAAAGCGGTGTTAATGGTGAGATACGAGAAGAACCAGCACCAGTTATAGATATGACAGTGCGTTCTACCAATGGGGCAAGAAAAGTTGCTCGTCAAATCTTACGGGGTAACACCTTGACGGCTGGCTCTATCAGTAGCACAGGACACCCCGGTATCACTGATTTAAGACCGGGTATGACTATTGAGTATGACGGTCAAACTCGTGTCATTACAGAAGCAAGACACATGCCGATTGTAGGAACAACCGACCTTACTTTACTTAACATTGAATCGGGTATAGAAGGAGTGTTACAAGGGATTAGTGAGGGCGCAACCTCCGTTTCCAGTGGAGAAGCACCGCTTAATTATGTGCAAATTGTAGAAGAAAACTTGTCAATGTTCGGTAAGATAGAGTTGCGTATCACTTCTCAAGTAACCGAGCGTGGCGTACATAACACCGCCTTCTTAATCGGAGGGGTTAAAGGCACGAAGACAAGAGGCAAAATTGGTGGCGAAGGGTTGCCGATAGGGGCGAATAAGACCGAGATTAGGAGATATTGACATGCCTGTATCAAATCACATACGCCGTTTGCTTCTACAAACCATCGCTGATACTATCAACGAAGTAGTGGTGGGTTTCGACGGAACACCTGCTACTGCGGAGGATGGTGCGGCAGGTCGCCCTGCTATTGTTCTCACGCCAACAGTGACGATTATTGACGACACCGCCCTTCTTGTTGAAGCATCAATGAGTGCTGATAATTCGTTTACTGATAGCATCCGTGAGGTGTATATACAAAATAGAAGCACTTCCGACTTCACACCAGTCGCTCGCTATACAACTAAACCAATCATCAAAACATCAGCAAATGAAATTAACATTGAAATCTTAATCGAGGTGGCATGACATGGCAGGGAATCCAGTATCGGGGCATACAAATCATAACTTGACAGTATCAACAGCGACGAATGTTGATGGCTTAGGCGACGGCGACCACATCTTATCACCCACTCTTACCAACATGATAGAGGGTGTGCATGGTAATGGTATCATCATGTATGATGACACCTCTGTAGGTGAAGGTGACAGGAACACACCTGCTAATTTACCCGGTGCTGTCAATTACGCAAGTGGCACTACTTTCACTGTAAAAGGAGGATATGTTGTTCTTGATGGAGTAATGTATGAGTTTGCAGGTGGTGTAGGTGCAACAACAACTTACACGCTGAATACCAGTAGTGCAAGTGCCGCAGGTTCTCACACCGCCCTTACCAGTGGTAAAGAAGCACTCGTAGTTGTCTATGCTTGCGCTGATGATACTTCTACTGTAAAACATATTTATTGGGAATTAGGAACGGCTACTACTATCGGTGCAAATGCTTACCCTGCTTGTTCGACTTCTTTCCTCAATACACCTACCGCAACAGGTAGTAGTGCGTTGGCAAATACTCAAACGCTCGTTTTAGCCGTTCTTCGTGTCGTGTTTGCAAGTGGAGGCGATGACCTCAAGTTGGCTATTACGGAAGTGAATGACAAGCGTGTATTCATCCGACCGTCACCTATGTACTTCTCACCCGTCACTACCGGCGATATTGCCGCTACTGCCGAGGTTGATTCGCATACTGAACTTGACAACTTTCATGCCGCCGAAGTTGGTGGTTTCAGCGCATCACGCTTCGGTGCAATGTGGCAATCATTCGGGGCGCAAGTAGCCAGCACCACTGCCGGAGACAATGATAAGGATGTATTGTACTACAGTGGCACTCACGCCGCCCGTTTCACCCGTTCAGTATTCGACCGTGTGCTTACAAGCACTGCTACCAGCATTGACCTCACATCAACTGATGCCAACATCCTCGTGCTTACACCCGGCGGTACATTCGCTGTAACAACCAGTGGGGCGTTCCCTGCGGGATATGTCATCGAGATAAAGAACACTCATGGGTCGAACACCGGAACATTCGCTCTTACCAACTCAACGACTTCCGCCATCGGTGATACCGCCGACAGTGATGGTGGTTACGCTAAGTTCGTTTGCACAGTAAGCCATGCGACCAATCCAACCTTTGTTCGCTTAGTGTGAATAGGCCGATTCAAAATAGAAGAAGAAAAATTATTTTTAATTACTTTCATTGTTATTTTTCTTAATTGCGGTGTCTTGCCAAAAATGCCCGCATTGCCTACATTGTAGTAGTAAGAAACGCTCACGCTCATCATCAAGGTAGCGAGCCGATATGCGTCGTGCTATGTGCCAATGGGCGCAAGACCTACACTTTACTTTCAGTTTTTCCAACAGCCGCCCCATCGTAACACGCCTCGCAAAAATCTCCATCAACAAGAACCGAAACTCTTTCACCGCAAAATACGCAAATGAACCTCTTCTTCATTGCGCTGGCCTTCTTGCTATAATGTCATCAATACGCAGTATTGAATTAGTTACTTCACTGGCACTTAACACTGCTTGACGAACCAATTCAGTAGGTTCGTAAACACCAAGTTCCATCATGTTACATACGCCCCCATTGTGTACATCGGGGCCAATCTCACGGTTGCCTTGTAGGATTTCGTGGCGGATAGCAAGGATAGTGTCGAGTGGGTCATGACCGGCATTCTCGGCAATAGTGGCAGGGATGCACTCTAATGCGTCTGCAAAGGCTTCAATCGCCATCTGCGCTCTACCACCTATCTGTGCCGCATGTTGCCGTAGATGCGATGACATACGGGCGTATGCGTTCCCACCGCCGACAACAAAATTACCGTTCTTTAACACTAAAGATACTACACCGAGTGCGTCATCGAATCCACGCTCAACTTCTTCAAGTGTGTGAGATGTTGCACCCCTTAGCACGAGTGTTGCCTCATCGCTCTTGACATCACCTTGAACAAAGAGATACCATACATCGTTATGCTTTTGACGCTCAACGGTGCATTCTGTCGCCTCTTCTACTTCTTCGGGTGTTTGATAGATAGTTGCCCCTGTAACCTTGCTCAATGAGCGTAGTGTTGATTCGGGAACCCTGCGAGCAACCATGATGTTATGCTTCTTGAGATGAGCGCATACATGGTCGTTGACCGCATCACGAGCAAAGACAAGTCCACCCTTCGGTAATACTTTCACGAGTAATTTAGCCGTTGAGATGAGGTTTGCTTTACCCGATGATTTGTATGATTGAAACGATTGAGCATCCAACTGCACTTGTACATTGTCTTCACTCTTCTCGTTTTCAAGACCGGTGTTCAACAACACTACATTGGAGTAAGCATCATCACCTTCAAGCACATAGTCCTTGTTTACAATCGAACCTTCGTAGAGATAAGAGTCATCAAGTGAGCCACCGGGGAATGAAACAACCTTGACGCTTTCAGCATCACCGGCTTTCTCAACTGCTGATACACATAGTTCAGCGACAGCATCAAGAGAGTTCTCAAGTGCTTTACCTGTGATAGCAGTTTTAGCGACTGATACCAATACATCACGCTTAT